ATATCGTATCAAGATTTTCTAATTATGCCTCTCTTTATGAGAAAGTACTTATTAGATAAATGGATAGAAGACAATAAAAAGGACTGAAAAATCAGTCCTTTTGTATTTATATAATATCTAACACAATATAATTATGGCAGGTAATGAAAAAACCCCAGGACAATTAGGAGATGAACTAGCTGGAGCGGTAAAATTTACACCTCAAGAATTTGCGGATGCATTTGAGAGAGTGAGTTCCGTTGCTCGTGAAGTTAACAATGTTTTTGGACAAAGTAGAGAAAGAATTAACGAGATTAAAACTTCTCTCGCTGATACTATTCCTGGTGTTGCACGTTTAGGTGGTGATTTGGGTGTTGTAGGTCAAGCGGTTATTGATATCGCTGAAGCTTCAAGAAGAAATGTTATTGCCAATAAAGAAGATGTTGAAAAATTAGTTGCGTCCGCTCAAGTATTAGGTAGTAACGTTAAAGACATTTCCAATTCATTTTTAAATGTTGGTGTTGGTATTGAACAGGTTGGAAAACAACTTGAGGATTCTGTAAATTATATTCGTAGTATAGGGGGTAACACCAAAGATGTAATGAAAGACGTTCAGTCCAATATGGACCAAATGAATCGTTACCAATTTGAGGGTGGTGTTCAGGGGTTAACTAAGATGGCTGCACAAGCATCTATGTTAAGATTCGATATGTCTAACACATTTGCGTTAGCCGAAAAAGTTTTAGACCCTGAAGGAGCTATTAATATGGCATCTGCATTCCAAAGATTAGGTGTATCCGCAGGAGCTCTTGCCGACCCATTCCAATTGATGAATCAATCAATTAATGACCCATCAGGATTACAAACTAGTTTGGCGAATGTGTCAAAACAATTCACATATTTTGATGAGAAAACAAAAACATTTAAGATAAATCCTCAAGGTGTGTTAACACTTAGAGAGATGGAAAAAGAAGCGGGACTTGCTTCAGGTTCATTATCTAAAATGGGGTTAGCGGCCGCGGAATTAGATAAGAGAGTATCGTCTATTAGTCCATCAATTAAATTTGAAAACGAAGAGGACAAACAATACCTTGCTAATATTGCGAACATGAAAGATGGTAAATACCAAGTTCAAGTTAGTGATGAGAAAGGTGAAAAGGTTTATAAAGACTTGAGCGATGTTACTCAAGAAGAAATGAACAAACTTATTGAGGAACAAAAGAATGGACCTAAAACTATGGAGGAGATTGCAAAATCTCAAATGTCGATTAGTGAAGATATTGCAGGTAACGTTAATGCGATTAAAGGTGCTGTTTTAGGTGGAGCGGTTACTCAGAAAGATGTTTTAACTAGTTCTGAGGCAATTAGAAGATTATCGTCAGCGTTTACAGGAGCCGCGTCTAAAAACTTTAGTAATCCACAAAAGATTAGAGATGTAATGACAGACTCTTTTGATAACGTAAAATCTTTATTTAGTGACATTGCCAATAAAGATGTTAAAACAACAGACGCTTTATCTAACTTCTTAACTAAATCAGGTATTCAATTAAATGAACTTGGTAAAGAAGCTCAAAATGGTATTTTGAAAACATTACAAGAGACTCGTTCTTCGTTAACCGATAAAACAGCTATTGAAAGAAATGCTAAAGCCTTTATCGACCAAATGACTGGTAATACTAAACAACAATCTGCCCCGACATCAAATAGAGGTGGTGATGGAAACAGACCAATATCTTCATTAATCGAAGGTAGTAATGCGTCGTCAAGGGTAAGACAAACTGTTGCTAATAATAATGTTTTTGGTGGTAGTGCAACAGGGGCTAAAGTTAATGTTGATGGTGGATTTAAAATAGATATTAATTTTAATGGAGCGGCATCAGATTTAACCACCGCACAAAAAGAACAGATTACAAAAATGCTTATCGAAAAACTAAATAGTACTGACATGAAACAATTTATGATTGAAGTTAATACACCTAATAATCCAACGAAAGCACCTACAGGAAAAACAATAGGTAGATAAACAAAAAATAGTCCTTAACCTATTTATTAATTAAAGATATTAATGGGAAGTCCTTTAGATTTTATAAGCTCAGACGGTTTCAGAAAGAAACTAATAACAAGGAACTTAACGCCTTACGCTAAGTCTCCTAATCGTCCTACGCTCCCAATTAATACAGAATACATTCAATCAGACACATCTGTTCAAGATAGCCCCGACCAATTAATTGACGAGCCATCATTCGCAAATCAACTTTACCCTCTTAATCAGTGGGGTAACGAAGGGGGTTACAAACAAGTTCCAGACCCAGGTGGGTTGATGAATACAAAATCAAATGACGGTGAATACGGATTTCAAGACGCTAATATTGTTGGTCAATCATTACCTGAGTCACAAAAGTGGAAACCACTTAACGTATACTCTAATGGTGGTCAAATACAATTAGATAGTGCTGAGTTCTTTAATTCATTAGACAAACCTCAAACAACAAACAACTATAACAACCAACCATACCCAACAACGTTTGTACCGTCAAACTATAGTCCGTTATCAATATTACTTTCCCAAGACCCTGGTGGGACTAATGGGTTATTAAGTCAAGATTCATTTATTGCCAAATTAGGAGCTCAAACACTTAGACATGAGTTTGAGGCAAGAATTGCTGCTCAGATTAGACAAGATACTATTGATAGGGCCAATATTTTAAACATTAATAGTGGAACTGACATAGTTAACATTTTGTCAGGTGTGGTTCCGTTAATTGAACCAAACTACACAATTACTGTTACAGCAAATCCAATACTTGCCGCGGCCAACTTTGCTTTAAGATTAGGAGGAAGTATACTACCTGTATCACCAATACCTGGTTCATACTTTGACCCAAACATTAATCCAGGTCCACAGACTACAATACAACAAATGTCTAACGCGTTTAGACGTAGTGGAGTTGGTAAATTTTTTAATAGACTTATGGGTGGTGGGGACACTGGTTCTCAAATCATGTTTAATAACATGGGTGCGGGACAAAGGTCAAGACTATTCAAAAATATTGATTACAACAGATACAAACCAAACTTCCCAAGAACGTTTATTGATAGAGCGGCTGGTGCACTTACAGGTACTCAATCTGACAATAGTAATTTCTATGTAGGTACTATAAATTCTAATCCTTCACAAGTTTTTTCACCTGCTGGTGAGGTACCTGTTAATGCTTATGGTATTGAGCAACAATCTCCTGTTTATGGGCCATCTGAATTAGCTCAGTTATATGAAGGACCAAGTAAGGAAATTAGATTAGGTGCTAATGGACCTACATACTCAAGTGGAGGTGGTATTGAAGGTGGGTTTACATGGGTATCACCTAAGTACAAAGGTAATGCTGGTAAGACAGTAGGTATCGGTGGATTGATTGTAAATGAGGACCAAGACTTTAAACCTTCATCATATAATTCAACTGAGTCGACAGAAAGAACATTTAAACAAGGTTCTATTTTAGACCAAACCCAAAGAATTATTGATAGCCAACCTCAAGGTGGTAAAAGATTACAACACGTTGGTAACGCGATTGACCAAGTAAGTAAAGTATTCCACGACGGATACAAAGAAATGACTAAGGGTTCAAGAGTATATAAATATACAGGAGCTATTGGACAAGAAGTTGGAACTGAATATTGTAGAGTGTTTGCTAAAGATATACCTTACTTACAATACAATGACCTTCAAAAAGTTGATGGTATTACGGTTAATGGTAGAAGGTTCTCTTATTCAGTATTAGATAACACATACAATCTTAACATTGCACCAAACAAAATGGAAGGTGGACAAAGTTCTACTAACATAGTAGGAGGTGCGGGTAATGAGGGTTATGCCAAAAAATATATGTTCTCGTTAGAGAATTTAGCTTGGAGAACAGGAGCGCCAGGCAACTCTGTATCTGATTTAGCGGTCTGTGAGAGAGGTCCAAACGGTGGACGAGTAATGTGGTTCCCTCCGTATGGTTTGACCTTCAGTGAGTCTGTATCAGCCAACTGGAACAGTTCAGACTTCTTAGGAAGACCTGAACCTATTTACACATACAAGAACACACAAAGAAGTGGTACTCTATCATGGAAAATTGTTGTTGACCATCCATCGGTATTAAATGTAATTGTTAATAAAGTATTAAATAATGAAACTAACAAGGAGAGAATTGATGGTATATTGGATTCATTCTTTGCTGGTTGTAGAAAATACGACTTGTATGAACTTGCTAAAAAATACTATAAAGTTCCTCCTGGTGAACTGTCTTACTTACAAGATGTTATAACTTCTAAAGAGGCGACAAAGGAAGAACTTCAATTTATTAAACAAACAATTCAAACGGGTAAAGATGCTCCGAATAAAGGTGGTACAGATGTTGCTCAATCTAAAGAATTAGGTAACGATTATTTTAACAAATATGTTAATATTGGAGCTTATTTTGGAAATGATTATCCAAAACAAAATACTGCGCCAAATTATACAGATGAGTACAAAAGATATACTAGTGAAAGTAATGTTAACTTATATACACAAAAATCTAATGGGGCTGCATTAGGCAACTTCTTTAATAGTGCGGTAACACCAAATTATAGTGTTTTAACAGGAATGACCCAAGATTTGGCAAATCAATTAACTCAATTCCCAAATGGTACTATTACTATAGTTCTGGATTCAAGTTGTTCGGCTCCAGCGTCAAAGGATTATAATATTCAGTTATCTAATAGAAGAATTTTATCACTTAAAAAATTCTTTGATGAATATCCTTCATTAACAGGATTTGTTAAAAATCAACGATTAATTGTGAAAGTTGGAAAGGCTCTTGGTGAAACCACAACAACTCAAGCTATGATGGCGACTAGTAATGTTGGACCATATACTGTGGAAAATGTTAAAACTGCAGGACAAACTTATAATTGTACCGACGGTGACCCACAAGCAAATGGAGGAGATTCAAAAGCAGCTTCAAAAGATATTTTTACAGTACCAGCAATGGCGTGTAGAAGGGCGTATATTAAATCAACAACTAATAATTTAACAGCCCCTGTATTACCACCACCACCAAGTTATGTTGAAGTAACGGTTGGTAATGTAGTAACAAGTACGGTTACAACTGAAGAAGTTGTTGAACAAAGAATTAGAAGAGATAACATTACTAAGAGAGTATTAAGAAACTTATTATCTGAGTGTGATTACTTTGAAACAATTAAGACTGAAACACCGATGGTTTATGACAATTTAAAAGATAAATTGAAATTTTTCCAACCAGCGTTTCACTCAACAACACCTGAAGGTTTGAATACAAGACTTACTTTCTTACAACAATGTATGAGACCTGGTAATACCATTCCAACAATTAAGAAAAGTTCCCCAAGTGGAAAACCAGTGTTGGAGTTTAATAACGCGGTTAATACCGCTTTTGGTGCTCCACCTGTATTAGTGTTAAGAATCGGGGATTTTTATAATACCAAAATTATTCCGACATCATTAGGGTTAACTTATGAGGAACTAGACCTTAACCCTGAAGGTATTGGTGTACAACCAATGATTGCCAATGTAACTATGGCATTCAACTTTGTTGGAGGTAGCGGATTAAAAGAATCGGTGGACAGATTACAAAATGCGTTAACATTCAATTACTACGCCAATACTGAGATTTACGATGACAGGTCAGATGTTACAAACAGTGAAGATTTCTTAAAAATATTAGACGAAGAATTTTGGAACATGGATACTGTGTCAGCACCTGCATTAAATCAGGCGACACCTAATGCGGGTCAAGATAATAATGCTACGGTTGGTACAATTATTACTAATGTTATTAGTGCGAGTGGTGAAACAGGTTCATTGAATTATTCTGACTTTATGGCTAAAACTGTTGTGGATACTCAAACATATTTTACTACAGTAGTTAACAAAACAAAAGAAACTGTTAATCAATACAATAATGCGGTAAGACAACAATGGATGTTACAACGTTCATATACTCAAGGAAATCTTAGTGTTAGTGGAAGTACTATAAATCCTGCTCCTGTGGTCTTATTTGGTAAACCATCAAACGTTGAAAAACGATTTGATGAAATATTTGCAACATTTGAAAAAAATATTAAAGATGGTAATGAACCATTCTTAAACTTTATCACAGCAAAGGTGAGAGATTTCTCTCCAAGATTAATAAGTACCGTACAAGAAAACTATTACAATTTTGTTAAAAACAAAAGAGGTTCATTCCAAAACGCTGTATCTAAAATAACTCAAGACCTTACCACAATCGAACAAAGTTATTTACAAACTTTGGGTAAAGTTAATCTTATAACATTTGCGGGTCTCCCTAATACAGGTACAGATGGATTACAAACTAAAACAGGTAACGCAAAGGTTTATGTAACATCAGGTACAAATAGAGCGTCTACCAACTCTACAGTGGTAAACACATTGACTGAGTTAGTAACAGACGTTAAACAAATACAAAAAAATATTGGGGAATTTAATGGTGTTATATGGTCTAACAATAAATTTGTTTATGACAAAATTGAGTATGAAGGTAAATTAGTATTTGAAACTAATAATGGAGTATCTAAAGAGGTTACTACTGAACAAGTTTTTTTACCTTTTAGTAAGAGCCCATCATTTAGTAATAATGTTGAAAATTATCCATTTAGAAGAGAATATATGATTATGTCCGAAGATGTTCTTGATGATAAAAAATACCAAACATTTAAAAAAGCTTTAATTGGTAATGTCATAGGTAACTCATCTATAATAGGTAAAGGTTCTAGTAACATTGAAGATGTATTTGATGCGTATTGGTTAAATATTGCCAAACCAGAATTTACAAATGAGAATAATATTACAAAGTCCTTTATTGATAATTTAGAAAAAACAAAGTTAAAGAACTTTTTGGTGTATACACCATTTGATAAAAAAGAAAGAATCTTTAATTATACTATTGAAAACAATGCGGTGGCTGACGTTAAAACATCACAACAGAATATGATTAAAGGGTTGGGGGCGACAACAAACCAAAATACAAATAACAACACTTGGAATGATACTAATGGAAATTCAACAGGTGCATACATATCTAAAGCAAAACTAAACTAATGGCATATCAATATTGGAACAGATATAGTGATTTCTTAATTAATGGTGAGCAGACCGTTGTGCCGTACGTTAACCTTCCACAAAAGCCAACTGATGTATCTTACATTTATAAAGTTGCTCAAAGTAGATTAGATAAAGTATCACAAGAATATTATAGTTCACCTGTGTTTGGATGGTTAATACTTCAGGCAAATCCACAATTTGGTGGATTGGAGAACAACATATATGATGGTGCGGTATTGATTATTCCGTTTCCATTACTACCATCTTTACAAGACTATAAAGCGGCGTTAGAAAATCATTTTTATTATTATGGCAGGTAACTTATCACCAGACAAGAGCGGGAATATATATGTTGAGTTTGACTATAATAACATTATCTTAGTCGACCCAAACAAAATAATTGACGCAAATAATAATGTTTCAGAAAGAATTGTAGACCACGAAAACTTGGTTATGTATGCCAATCTTGAGGCTGATGTTCTCCCAAGAACAAAATTAGCGGTAGGGATAAGTCCTGAAGATAGTGGATTAAGAACAATCTCTGTTGCAAGACTTAACTTTCTAAAACCAACCAAAAACAATTATTTAGGTTCGGGCTATTACGATGAGTTAACAGGTGCAAATAGCACTAAATTTGATGGAACTAACCAACCGTTACAAGTAGGACAACAACCTAGTAATGGGGCAAAACCTTATTTTACTAATACTGTTGCAAATGAAGAAGGTGTAATTGATAACGGATTATTAGGTATCACAAGTATCAATATTACAACTAATAGTTCATTTATACCATCTGTAACTATGCAGTTAGAGGATGTTCAGGGTAAAGCATTGTTTCAATTAGGAAATAATTCACCATACTCAGCATTCTTCAATTTACCTTACCCACCATTCTATTTAACTCTTAAAGGATTTTATGGACAGGCGGTAAGATACCAACTTAATTTAGAAAAATTTCACGCAACGTTTAACTCGTTTAGTGGTAACTACCAAGTAACTTTAAATTTTAGAGGTTACAAATTTAATGTATTGAATGAGATTGCTATGGGTCACTTATTAGCAACACCCCACATGTACTCTCAAAGATTTAATATCTCACAGACACCTGTAACACCACAAAGTCCTAATAGAGCAACCGAATCACAATCAAAGGTTCAAGCTGCGGTTGGTGCAAACAATCCTAATAGTAGTAGTGCTGTTGTAACAGAATTAGTAACTGAGATAGGGTATCAAAAAATTGCGGAAGTTTATAGTGAATACAAAGCCAAAGGATTAATATCCAAAGATTTACCTGAACTCACATTAGTTCAATTGATGGTTAAGTTAGAACAATTTGAGAATAATATTTTTACATCCTTTCCAAAGGCGGATGTTGTTGCTTTGACTAATATTAGAAACTATAAAGGTATTTTAGGTCAATATTTTGGAAACATTAGGGGTGACCAAAGTTCGTGGTTTAATAAATACTTAAACCCAAAACCAATTTATTTAAAAAATGGTAATAAGACTTATGTGTTTAATACCACTAATGAAACGACTAAAACTGAGGCTTTATCTTTATTAGATAGTAATATTAAAAAATATAATGAAGCGTTGGCGGGTAACCCAACCCTTGGTTCCGAAAAAATAGGAGCAGAATCACCAATTCCAAATCCAATTAAATTGGATATGATTGAGATAGATGCACCAAGTTATAGTGATATTGATTGGGAAACAACAACAACTGCTCAAACAGGTGTTGTAACACCAAATCGTGAAACAATAGAATCGGTTCAATCCAAGTATTCAGGAATAACAAATAACATTGAAATAACCGAAGTTAATGGTAAAAAAAGTTATTCGTTATCGAAAGAAAAATGGTTTATTTTTGAAGGTGATGGTAAATTTGATAGTACAATATCCTCATTAGAAACACAGGCTAATAAAAAGTTATCAGACTATGAATCTAAAATCAGTGCGGAATTACTAAGAAAGATTGAAGATAAAGACGCTGGTATTGGTTTTAAACCTACAGTTAGAAATATAGTTGCCGTTATCATGGCATCTGCCGAGGGATTTATCAGGTTAATGGATGACGTACATACTAAAGCTTGGGATGTAAAATATGACCCTGTTAGAAAAAATGCTATATTAGACAATACAGCATCAGCACCAAGTTCTGAAACAAGAGGACTTGTAAAACAAACACAAGGTTCTTTGTTAGGTAATAGTGCAGCTGAAAACGCTCAAATACCTGTTTACCCATGGCCACAATTTTTTGTTGAAACTCCCGAAGATAAAAAGGGGAGATTCCAATTAAAATACATTGCAGACCCATCGGTTATTGAGATGACAAAAGGTGGTGATTATTCAAAATGGCCTGAGGTACAATTTGTTGAGGAGTATATGAAAGGTCTTACAATGAAGTTTCAAAATCCTGCAGCTCCACCACCATTAGATAATCAAAGAGACACAAACATAATTAATATCAACCCAATTGAATTTCCTTCATTGGGAATAGCATATGAAAATAAAGAAGAAATTAAGTTTTACTATGAGATATGGGAAAGACAATTTTTAACTTCTCACTATTCGGGATTAATTAGGGCGAATGCAAATCAAATTAATGATTTACTTAAACTTAATATTGAAACCGAGGTTAGTAATATCACAACAAGTTTGGGTTTAAGTGCTCCGTACATAACATTTAAGTTAAAAAATTACGGTTTAAATGCATCTAACTATGAACAATTTTTAAGTACCATATCAAATATGGGAACGGGTAGGGCGTATCAGGATTATATTAGAGATTTCTTTGTAACACCATATATTAAATCGATTACTGAAAACTCGTATAGTGTTTTAGGTGTTCAAGATTTAGGTAAAATACCTCAACTTAGTACTAAGTCAGATGCTTTGACAAAGTTAATAAGTAACGCGTCTAACACTCCTATGGTTGTTGATACGTTACCATTTACAGATGCAAGTTGGTGTTTAAATAATTTAAATCAAAGTTCAACATCTGCGGGTGACCAAGTTTATGATACTAAAAAAACACTTAAAGTATTTGAACCAAGAAAAATCATTTCAAATTTTAGTGACGTTAATGACTACAAAACAAATAGACCTGTAACTAACTTCTCTTATTTACTTAAACAAAATCCGTCAATAGTTGCGGCTGTGTCTGGAATTTATTCAGGTGCCATTCCAGGGTTAACGTCGTTTTATACTACAAGAACTCCAGATAACTTTATTGCAACCGAGGGATATTGTGACTCTACAACACCAACAGGATTTTTAGGACCAAGAACTACGACATCAATGTTGAACACACCGTATTTTGTTAATGCAATTCAAAATGGTGTTGCAAACGATAAGAAAGGTGACCAATATCCTTATGTACAAGCGGCATACCTTTTCCTTAATTCATTACCATTAGCCAGTTTAAGAGAAAAATATAAAACATTATCAAATGATGTTACTACAGACTTAGACTACATTGCATCTTGTTTTAATAAATTTGGTGCGATACATAAGATACCATACGCTTGGATGGTAAAGTATGGTTCGGTTTGGCACAGATATAAGAAATTTAGAGATAGTGGAGTCGACATTTTAACTGATGTTTGGAAAAACTTTGACTACACTTTAAATTTTAATCCAATAGGTAATAACACTACAACACCATATAGTTTTAAATACGGTGGTGTTGATAGAACCGTTGTCCTACAAAGTGAGACAACAACTGATGCAAATATGCAAGTTGGGTTTTATCCTAAGTTAATTAATGATTTTAATTTTTTCTATAACGGATACAATATGTATAGTGGTTATACTAACGAAGAAATTCAAAAAAGTGTTAATGGTGGATTGAAGATGTATAACTTTTTAGATTCAAACATTAATAACGCCACACAAGGAACCAAAAACTTAAGATTGATTACATGGTCTGTTTTAGTTCCTGATTTAACTCCTGAGATTTCTGTTGATTGTGACCCTAAAAATAATACGAAAGGTGAACAGTATTTTGTTATACCATCTTTTGGTACACCTTTTAACCAAACGGTTGGTTCTTGTATTACAGGAGTAACAACTTCAGCGGGAACTAAAGTAGATTTAACATCAAACAGTAGTGTTTATAATGGTTCTGTTAGATGTCTATGGTCTGCACCAAATTTTGGTTATTATGACAACAATCAAATTGCTTTCCCACAACCTGATTCATATCTTAATTTTATTAACACAGGAAAAACACAAACCCCTATCCACTTTTTAAGTGTTAATAACTATTCAAAAATTGAAGAGGTATTCTCAGTATTTGAAAAAAGAATTTTAGATACGTTTGAACAAGAGTTTTTAAATTTCTCTAAGTCAATAAACAATACAGACGCTAGTGACCGTACAATATCTTTTGGGCAAAGCCCTGTTGATTTGAATTCTAACTACAGAAACTTCCAATCATTATTTAAAACATTAATGATGGTTCCAAGTCAAACTGATGGACAGACAGAGAATGACTATTTTAATAAAACAATTAGCTCACAATACGATGTATTCCAAAATGGTGTTAGGTCATTTATGGAATATGATATAATTTTTAGATATGGTAATCCTTCTAATTATAATAGAAGAGTTTTTGATTCGTATATATCGTTTAATGGACAACCTGTAGTTACAGACCCAATAACTTTTAATCCTTATGTTAAAGGAACATTACCGACTAAGGGAGGGGGAATAACTTTGAGACAATCTAAGTTATCCAATCCAACGGCTTGGAACGCACTTGAAACTAATGTTGGATTCTCAACAATAAGTGGAGTTGTATATTCAGATAACGGTTCATATATTACCGACTTTTTTGTTGATAACAATATTGAGTTTACTGCTCAGAACGTAATATTACTAGCACCGATTATTAAAATGTATGCAACACAAAAGTTAAGACTTCCAACAACAACAGTTGCTCAATTTAAAAATATATTAACACAATACCTTAACGGAGAAAAAGACTTACAGAATAACTTCTTAAATGGTGTTTTATCGGGAGTTAGAGTGAAATTACCAAACCAACAACAAGTTCCGAGTAATACCATTCAAAGTGCTATTACAGGAGAACAAAGTAAGGTTGAAAACTATGAGGTTTTTAAAGCTTTAAATGACAAATGGATTGCGGGTGGTGATTACAAAACTAAAACATTATTTGAAGATATGATGTTTTTAGATAGGGCATCGAGAAATATCGGTGACACTATTCTACTTGATATATTTGATTTAAAATACATGTTTGGTGTTGGAGGAAATCCTGGAGAATATTCACTTAACCAAGCTATGAGTGTTTATACATTCATTAGTGGTATTCTTATTAAGAATAACTTTAACATTATGAATTTACCAGCATATGTTAATTTTTATAATGTACAAGATGTTGACGGAACAACAATTCCAAAACCAGAAGGGTCATCAGATTTTGCCAATAGTTTGTGGGGGACTTATTTAGATGTTGATTATAGAAAATCAGGTCCAAAGATGGTTTGTTTTTATGCAGGTAAGCCATCACAATATTTAGATTTACCTAAAGGTAACTTTAAGTTTAGAGACGATGCTTTTGAAATGAGAAGAGCATCTGAAAATCCATTGATTGAAGACCAAAAAGGTAAAAAAGATTGGGCGGTATCAAACAAGTGTGTTGGATTTAACGTTGATATTGGTATTAGAAATCAAAATATATTCTATTCATTTAGTGTTAGTCAGGATAATGGTAGTGCAACTTCAGAGTCAATTAACACACAATTAAATATGGTTGACCAATCGTCAGGAAGACAGACCGCAACACAAAACGTAAGTTTATATAACCTTTACAAACAAAGAAGTTATAAGTGTACAGTTGTGTCTTTAGGTAACGCTTTATTACAACCAACAATGTATTTCAACTTGAGACACGTACCAATGTTTAATGGTCCGTATATGATTCAAGATGTTACACATACAATTCAGCCAGGAAACTTCCAAACACAATTTACGGGAGTTAGACAAGGGATATATGATTTACCTGCAATTGATTCTTTCTTACAGAGTATTAACCAAAATCTTATCACTAAGTTAGAGGAAATTCTTAAAATTAATAAAGACAGTGTTACTGTTTCAGGAACAACAAATGCGGTTAATAGTCAACAACTTCCTCAAAAAGCGGACAATACTTTAGACACAACAAATTCTTGTGAAAGTAATGTTCTTAAGGTGTACAACCCTGTTAATACTCCAGGTAGGTATGTTTCGGTTCAAGGAACTGCAACTGAGATTAACGAAAAAACATTGGCGGATACATTAAAAAGACTTTCACCAAATAGTCTAGACCTTCAAACCATGATATATTGTATGTCATATCTTAAAACTTTCCAACAAAATTCAAGTAGTAAAATTGGTAAGTTTTATGCGTGGAATAACAACTTAGCAATGATTTCATTAGACGTTGATTGGGGACCTCAAACATCTCAATTATCAACAACTTACAGTTGTATTAAATCTAAAAGTAATCCATCAACAAATATTTCACATCCTATTACTCATTTTAACACCCTTGACTCGTATGTTAATTTTATGATTTCAAGAATGGCTCCGAGGATTGACCAAATATTAGAAATTGGATTAACAAAATATTATGTTTGTTTTTGGCCAGGTTCTAATGTATCGTCAGAATATTATGATTCACATACTAGTGAGTTTCAACAAACAACAGATACCTTATATAAGGCATTGTCTTCTGCGGTTAGTGTTGGATTGTCAAGTTTAGATAGGTCTAAAGACTTGAAATTAACAATTCAAGATAATATTAATAAAATAAAAGCGGCACTTGCAGCGTCAGGTACCACAAGAACATCGGGTACTACAACAGTTGACCCATTTGCGTTGTTCTCGGGAACCACTAATAACTCTTTAATTTGTCCACCACCAGTGTTTACCTCATTTGCCCCATTATCAGGATATACGGGAACTGTCGTACAAGTTAATGGTAGATATCTATCAACAACTAAGTCGGTTAAAATTATGAATGTTAATGTACCATTAAGTGCGGTAACAATATATAATGATACAACTTTAAGATTTATAGTACCTAAAATTTTTACAGGAGACGTTAATCTTTTAGGTAAGATTGCAATTACAACAGACCACGGAGCATTCTCAGGAAATACTTTATTTAATTATAATCCAGCCTTAAGTGGTGTAACAACATCATCACCAGGTTCATATACAAATCCTGAAGCGGCAAATAAGACACCAGCATATTCTGCAACAACAGGTACAACTGAAACAAAACTTGATTCGTCTAATCTTAACCCACAAAATACAGGACCTATAGTTCTTAGTGCGGTGACGGATACTAAAGATTCAATTGGAAGTAACACACAATTAACAGTACAAGTTGGACCTGATGCGGGAGATTGGAAAATATACGACCAACCAGAGTTCAATTATAAAGTTATTCAAATTACACCTGGACCTGATGGAAAATATAAAGGTCAAACAGTTACAACTGTAAATGGAAGTAGATTGATAGGGTATGTTTCTGCCAACCAACAACAGTTCTCAATTAATAGAGTACAAATGTTGGACGAATTGAGACAACATCTTGACGATGAAGAATTAGAAAATTCTAAAATTTACACAAGTATTGAGCTTTATGTAAGACCTACAGACAAAGTTAAAAATCCTCAGGATGTTATTCAAACATATAACTTCAACTTATTCTTAACAGATAAAAAGGTTGGAGAACCTATTTCAAATACTATCACCTCAACAACAGGAACAACAACAGGAAGAACATTTGCTCAAAAAACAATTTCAATAATTAAAATTGGTGAGTCTGATTCATTACAAGGTAATGGATGGCAGTATTTCAATATTAAAAAACCATCAGGTGGTTACATAACATTTAAGTTTGACGCCCCTGAATTTAATGAGAAATATTATGCGGACCAATCAATCGTTAATTTAAATAGTGATTCAGTCACTTATAGTTCGAATGGAGGTGCTGACACTAAATACACCAATGTGGTAACGGTAAACAGTTTAGGTGAATTCAAATTAAAAATAAGTTATTTACCATATGGTTATACATCTCCAATAGGAGGTCAAGTATTAACACAAACGGTATATAGCCCAATTTTCACTTTATAACATAACAACATATTTATATAGAAAGATTCTTATGAACATAAAAACAGCATTAGACAACTACTTAGGAAAATCTACAAGATATTCTGAAGAAGATAACGGAGATGGAACAAAACAAGTATGTGACTTAGACACAGGAGATTGTTACACCGTTAGAGAAAGAGACGGACTTATCGAAAGAGCAGGCCATCAAGTTAACGCTAACAGAAAAGTTAGAGTAGAAACATCGAGAGGAATAAAACAACTATTAAACGGATAAAACAAATGAGTTTAGATAAAAAAATATTAAGTGAGATTGAAAGATACAGAAGTATTAATCAATATATCACAGAACAAGCTGCCGATGTTGCGGCACCTGAACCAGATTTAGGAGCATTAGCACCATTACCAGGAGACGCAGGGGCGGGAGCACCTCCACCTCCAGCAGAGGCAGGAGCAGTACCTCCGCCAGCACCTGAAGCTCCAGCGGGAGCACCGTTGGATGTAGAAAACGACCCTGACGTTGAAAAGATTGACGACGAGGGAGAATCAGAAGAATCAGGTGACGAAGGTCAAGAGTCTGAAGAACTTGATATTACTGAATTAGTCGACTCACAAAAAAGTATCGAAACCAAACAAGAAGAATATTTTAATAACTTATTTGGTCAATTGAACGATTTACAATCAAGACTTGGAGAGATGGATAACATCATGAACAAGTTAAATTCACTTGAAGCTAAGATTGAAAAATACAGAGAAAAAACTCCACAAGAAAAATTAGAGTTAAGAACTTACGATTCGTACCCATTCAACCAAAAACTTTCACAATTTTTTGATGATAAGTCAGAAGAGATGGAAAAGACTGGAAAAAATGATTATGTTTTAACAGCAGATGAGGTCAAAGACATCAATGTTTCAGACATTAAGAATTCATTCCAACCTGGTGGAGGTCCCGAACAGGACAGTTATAAAACTTCATTTAAATAATTCAAAGGTGTCGAAAGACACCTTTTTTATTTGACAAAACGCATAGTTTCACCTATATTTGTATAACACATTTAATAAATTAAAACTTAAAAAACATGAGTTCATTAGACGCCGTATTGGCACAGTACGAAAAATCACAAAGTTCATCGGGCGGGGCCCAAAGCAAGATGTCGCAAGACGAAAGAATGAAAAAGTATTTCGCTTTAATCCTTGGGGATAAAGAGAAGTCAGGTCAGAGAAGAGTAAGAATTCTTCCTACCACAGATGGTTCCTCACCATTTAAAGAGGCATGGTACCACGAAATTCAAGTAGGTGGTCAATGGCAAAAATTCTACGACCCAGGTAAGAATGACAACGAGCGTTCACCTTTAAACGAGGTTTATGAAGAGTTGATTGCTACAGGTAAAGAGTCTGACAAATTGTTAGCGGCTCAATACCGTTCTCGTAAATTTTATATCGTTAAGGTTATCGACAGAGACCACGAAGAAGACGGTCCAAAATTTTGGAGATTCAAACACAATTACAAGAATGATGGTATCTTAGATAAAATCATTCCAATTTGGAGAAACAAAGGTGATATCACTG